AGTAATTGGTTTGCTCTTACTTTTGCAGTTTCATCAGTTACACCAGCAGCTTTATTGCCGTCTACGACTGTATCATTGATTCTTTTTTTGAGTTTTTTTTGTACTTCTTCACTCTGAAATATTTTTTTCTGATCATCATTGAGGACATCACTGTATCCATCTGGAAAAAGACCACCTAAAGCAGTTCCCTCATGAGGTTCAAAGGTTCCATCTTTTTTCATGGTCCCCATTTTGATATCATTCAATCCGAGATTGAATGGAGGTTTCCCTCTTCTTTCAAATATCGTTGCATCACCAGTGTCAGCATCCACTACAAAGTACAAAGACTTACCTGGAATTTCTGATAGTACTATTTGATTGCTATCTTGATTGCTACCGTAAGTCCCCGCCATTACACACTATCTTTTTACTTATTTAGGATGAATTTTCCATATTGTATTGACATCAAATCATCAAGTTCTTCTCTCTTCACAATGTATACTTGACCTGCAAGTTCTTCCCAAGTATATTGTCTGTAATCTCTCCAATGAAAGTTGAGTCCACGAAATCCCCATTGGAATAATTCAGTTACAGCAACGAGAGGGTGTTGATCGTATGTAATTCCAGGAGTTTTTGCATTATAAACAAAGGTACAAATTGTTCCTGGTTCAGGCGCAGGAGTTACAGTATCTCTTAGAGCATCCATAATCATAAGCATTTGATCTTCTTGATCAAACGACTCATTTATTTCATCGAGTATGGGTTCGATACGGTTCATTTGATCCCAAGTTCTTTCTCTGTGATTACCTTGAATTCAATTCTTCTATCGGCACAAAACTCAATAGCAGCTTTCCATTTTGCTTGGTTGACTGCATAGGTTTTACACTCACGTATCAAAGTTTTCTTTTGTTTTTTACCTGGCACTGGTGGTAAAGTTTCCCGATATGGTTTTACCTCAATCACATATGTCTTAACCACACCAGTGTTTTCTTTTACTTTAATTATAAAGTCTGGAAAGTATCGGTGTACTTTCCTATCAACTGGAGAGACATATGGTATATAAAATTCTTCACTACCCCACTCAAGAATGTTCTCATTCAGGTCACAGTAACGACAAAACTTTCTCTCCCAACTGCTACGGCATATGATATTCTCAACATTGCCTTTATATTTCTTTGGGAAAGAAGGTTTGTATTTACTTTTTATACTTTCTCCCATACATAGTATATAAGGTAAAAACTATTTATAGATGCCTAGCATAAAAACGATTGACGACATAAAATCGTCACTGTTAAGACCATCACTGACATCTCATTACTATGTAGAGCTTGCTCTGCCTGGAACTGGAGGAAGTAATTCAGCTTTTACTGATAAACTTAAGTCCGTTGGTATTAGTTTAACCAAGTCTCAGGACACGTTGAACTTATTATGTTCTGAAGCTTCTTTGCCAGGATCTAGTCTTGCCACTCTTGAGATTAATAATGATAGAACGGGTGTAACTGAGAGACATGCTCACAGAAAGTTTTTTGATGATAGGATTGATCTAACTTTTTATGTGGATGTAGAGAACTATCTACCAATCATGTTCTTTGAGACTTGGATTGATTTTGCCAGTGGTTCTGGCACCACTAATGATTTTGTATCGGCTGACAGAAACACTCTTCCAAACAAAAATTATTATTATAGAATGAACTACGCAGATGAATACACTGCTGATCAAGGATTTAAAGTATATAAATTTGAGAAAGATTTTGGTAAGGCAAAATCACTTGGACAATCAAATATGTCATGGACATCAACTAGACAATATCTAGAGTATGAATTCTATAGATCATATCCTATAGCGATTAACTCTATGCCAGTTTCTTATGAGGCTGCGAACCTTTTGAAGTGTACTGTCTCAATGAATTATATTCGTTACACTGTTGTGAGAACCACTGAAAAAGTACCACCAGAAGGTTCAGCAAACTCTCCAGTCAAGAAAGTATTGAACGCACTTAATGTTGACGAGTATTATACTAACTTTGGAGACAATAAGCAAAATGCTACTAATAGTGCAGACTTCTTTAATGGATCTAACACTGGTCCTTTTGGACTAGGAGTCGCATAACCCCTCTAAATAATCATACTGAAAATTTCTATAGGACATCATGCCTTTACCTAAGATTGCTACACCAACTTATGAACTTGAATTGCCATCGACAGGAGAAACAATTCAATATAGACCTTTCCTTGTAAAAGAAGAAAAGATTCTGGTTATTGCTCTTGAGAGTGAGGATAACAGACAGATTACTAATGCTATTAAAGGTGTCATTAAGAATTGCATTAAGACAAAAGGTATCAAAGTAGAACAACTTCCTACATTTGATATTGAATATCTCTTCCTTAACATTCGTGGTAAGTCTGTTGGTGAGGAGATTGAAGTTAATATCATCTGCCCTGATGATGAAGAGACTGAAGTTCCTGTGAAGATCAACATTGATGATATTCAGGTTCAGAGGAATGATGAGCACACTAATAAGATCAAGATTGGTGATAACTTGATGATGGTTATGAAGTATCCATCTTTGGATCAATTCATTAAGAATAACTTTGACTTTGATGATAAGAATGCAATGGATCAATCATTTGAACTGATTGGTTCTTGTGTTGAATCTATTTGTAGTGAGGAAGAAGTATGGGCTGCTGCAGATTGTACGAAGAAAGAACTCAATGAATTCCTAGAGTCAATGAATTCTTCGCAGTTTAAAGGTATTGAAAAGTTCTTTGAAACAATGCCTAAGTTATCTCACACTATTTCTGTTACTAACCCTAACACAAAAGTCAAGAGTGATGTTGTATTGGAGGGACTGGCATCTTTTTTCGCGTAGGTATGATTCATATGAACCTTGAATCATATATGCGTTTAAACTTTGCCTTAGTACAGTACCATAAATATTCATTAACTGAGATTGAAAACCTGATACCATGGGAACGTGATATCTACGTCGCTTTGTTACAACAGCATCTTGAGGAAGAAAAACTAAAGCATCAGCAAGCGAATGGCATCTAGGACTACTACCGATCCAATAGAAATACTCTTAGAGATGGGTGTAGACCTAGATAATCTCTCCGAAGAGGAGGATTATCTTAGTGCATTAAAAGAAGCGATAGCAACTATTCAGTTTCAAACGAAGGGTGGGGGCGATGAGAGATCCACAATCCTTCAGCAAGAAGTAGTAAAAGTAAGAAAGAAAAGAAAGGAAGCAGACCCTAAGTTCAAAGCAAGAAAGACAAAGATATCTGCAGATTCATTTAAAAGGGGAACTGCAACTGCGGATGAAGTAAGACAGAATGTAAGGACGGGAGTAATAGATCCGTCTAGATTAAAATTTGATTCGGTTGATGTTGCACCAAAAGCATTACCTACCAGTGCAATAGTTCCTTATCAGGCACCCGAAGAAACTGAGAAGGTAAAAGCAAAGAAGAAGAAAAAAGAAAAACCAAGAAACCTTTTAGCAGAAATTGCTAAGTCGGTTACTAACATTGCTGACACACTGAAGAAACAATATAATTTAAAGAAAAAAGAAGGTGAGTTTGATAGAAAGAAAGCACAAAGAGATAAGAGAAAACTTGATGAGAATAATTTAGAGAAAGGATTTGGCACATTATTCAAGGCAGCACAAAATGTAATCAAACCTGTTCAAGGTCTTTTTGATCACATATTTAATTTCATAAAAGCTATCCTACTTGGAAAGTTTTTAATGGGACTGGTAGATTGGATTTCCAAACCAGAGAACCAGAAAAAACTTTTTAATATAATTGACTTTATAGGAAAACACTGGAAAAAACTTCTATCATTATATCTTGTATTTGGTACAGGACTTGGTAGATTTGTTTTTAGTCTCACCAAACTTTTAATTGGCGGAGCAATAAAACTCACTGTTGCTGTTGCAAAACTTTTAGCTGCAAAAAAACTAGTCAGTGGTCTTGGCGCTAGAAGACTTGCACGATTCCTTGGTGGCACAAAAGGAAAACTCTTAACTGCTGGACTCACCACTGCAGTAACAGTTGGAGGAGCTTACGCTGCTACTAATGCTTTAACTGGTAGTGGACAAGAGCAACAAACTCAAGGATTTTCTGGCGGTGGA